CTGGCCTGAATCGACAAAGCGCGCCGTGGTTGCCGCCTCGCAGTACGTGCACCGGCACAAGGGCACTATAGGGGCAATCCGCCGCGTCGTTGAGCCGCTGGGCTATCTCATCAAAATAATCGAGTGGTGGAAAACCAACGAAGCGCCAGGCACGTTCCGGCTGGACGTGGGCGTACTTGATACCGGCATTACCGAGGAAATGTATAACGAGCTGGAGCGCCTGATAGCTGACGCCAGGCCCTGCAGCCGTCACCTTATCGGCCTGTCCATTAATCTCGATGCTAACGGCACTCTGCCGGTCGCCGTTGCCAGCTACAGCGGCGACGAGCTGACTGTTTACCCTTACACCCCTGAACTTATCAGCGTCGGCGGGCCGGTCTATTCCGGCGCGGCGGTGCATCTTATTGACCTGACGGAAGTGAGCGCATGACGACTAAATATTTTGGTCTGCTGACCAACCAGGGCGCGGCTAAGCTGGCAAACGCCGCTGCGCTCGGCACTAAAGTAGATGTCACCTCAATGGCCCTGGGTGATGGCGGCGGCACGCTGCCGACGCCTGACACGGCACAGACAAAGCTCATCGGCGAGAAGCGTCGCGCGCAGCTTAATTCCCTGACCGTTGACGCGGTAAACAGCAGCCAGATTATCGCCGAGCAGATTATCCCGGAAAGCGAGGGCGGTTTCTGGATCCGCGAAATCGGCCTGTATGATGCCGACGGCGTGCTGATTGCCGTTGCTAACTGCCCGGAAACCTATAAGCCGCAACTGGCTGAAGGCAGCGGGCGGACGCAGACCGTGCGCATGATTTTAATCGTGAACAGCACAACGGCCGTCACGCTCAAAATTGATCCGTCAGTAGTGCTGGCTACGCGCAAGTATGTTGATGACGCCGTGATCGAGGTGAAAGCCTACGCTGACAGCGTAATGAAAAAGCATATCGATGCTGATAACCCCCACGGCCAGTACCTGCAGATCGCAAATGCCCTGGCAGAAATCAAAGACGCCGGGCTGATTGCTGACGTTCTCAAAAACCTCGGTTTAACAGAAAAATTCTCAGGGCGTATTATTGGCCGCCAGATTTTTACCACGCCTGGAGCAATCAACTACAAGCCTACGCCTGGAACGAAACGCATCAGGATTATCCTGACTGGCGGCGGCGGCAGAGGTTACGGCTATCTTGGATGGGGCAGCGGCTTCACAAGCCGTGGCGCAGGCGGTGGCGCGGGCGGAACTGTCATCGCATGGCTGAACGTGGACGACACCAAAACTTACCCCGGCGTGGTAGGCCGTGGCAGCGATGAAACCCTGTCAGCAACTAGCAGCACATTCAACGGCCTGCTGACGGCGGGCAACGGCGTTAATACTTCATCAGGTGATGCGGGCGGCGCGGGCGGAACGGCAGTCGGCGGCGATTTGAATATTCAGGGTGGTGACGGCAGCGATGCGCCCGGCATTATCTCGACGACCACAAACCCTTATCGGGGCGGTTCTGGTGATGGCGGTGTAAGTTACTGGGGCGGCGGCAAGCGAAGCGGAGACGGTAATTTATCCGTTAAAGGGAAAACCTTTGGGACTGGAGGTGGCGGTAATACCCGATCCGATCCTTTTATTGGCAACTATGGTTCGGACGGCGTTATTTTTATTGAGGAATACAGTTGATGAAAACTTATGCCCGCATTGAAAATCAGCGCGTCGCGGAAATTGTCGCGCTGAATGTGAAGCCTGAAAAACTCTATCACCCTTCGCTGGTATGGGTGGATATCACCGCACTGCCCGAACAGCCCGATATAAATTATCGCTACAGTGACGGCGTCTTTACTGCCCCGGAAACAGATGCTGAAAATGCGGCGCTGATTGCCAGCAGCAGGCTGGCAGCCGAAATGGATGAGGCAAACAGGACCATTGCACCGCTGCAGGATGCAGTTGATATCAGCATTGCGACAGATGCGGAGATCACCCGCCTGGCAGAGTGGAAACGTTATCGGGTGGCGCTGAGCCGGATTGATACCAGCAAAGCGCCAAATATCGAATGGCCTGAAAGTGCGAAATAAAATAAGCGTGTCAGCTAAAATTTGAGCTAACACTATTCCTGAGAGAGGTATATTTTTCTGAGTCCGCTTTATGCCAAAAGCGGACTCAGGTTACTGCACAACACCAATCATAATTAAAGATAAATCTATTAAGAGTTTGAGAATCTCAATGAAGAGCAACTCAACATGTTGACATCATAAAAGATGAATTTGCATCAAAAAAGCCTTCATAGTCCTCATACAGTCCATTTGCACGCGCAAAACTTATTGCTTCACTAAGCTTGGCTCTAGCGATGTTGTACTGTTTCCAGCCTTCTTTATCATTACATTCAGGAGTGGTCCTTAAATTAGCACCTGTTGCAGAAAATTCAGACATTAAGCTATTTAGTTTTTCCTCTGCTATTTGCCTACGCATTTCCACTGATGAAACTCTTGCGCTCTCATTAAGCTCAGCATTTAATTTCTCATATTTTATTTTTAAATTATCTAATTCCAAGACTTTCTTGGCGTATGTTTCTTTTTCGCTTTTAATTGAGAGCTCTTGCTTATATACTTCTTTCTCCCTTTTTAAAAACTCCTCCTGCTTAATAAGGCTTTCATTGTAAAAGGCTTTAACCTGCTGGTCTAATTCATTTTTCTTTTCATATAGAACTATATATTGCTGGACTAAAAAAGCACCAAAAGCGCCAAAAATAAGTAAAGAAACAATACACGCGGCAAGGTTTTTACGAATGAAATCTGACAACTCTTTTAAGTTCATGTTTTTCTCTTTTTGGTTAAGCATACATATAGATTAATAAATTATTGCCAATAATACTTTAAAATATTCTAAAAAATCCAAATATACTTGCTGTTCATAAAATAATCACGCTCGTTATGTCAATCAGGTTGAGAGAGCAATGTAGATTGTTGTATGTCGCTCATGGCTGGCGGTGGGTTTTAAGTTTGGCTCAGTTCCACAATGCAGAACGAATACTGAGCCAGACAATAACGCAGCCTTCTTATCGGACAGGCTGTTCAGGCCATATTATTTTTTTAGCATCCTCCGGGTTCACCCACATCAGCATGACACGGTATTTTTTCCAGGCGACAAGCTGATTTGCTTCTTCATCTGTAGCTATTCCTAAATCTTTCGCATCCTGCAGAGGCAGTATAACCTTATCAGCTTCAGCCCTAAGCCTGCCGCGTTTGTCCTCTGCCTGGCTGATTAGTTCGTCAGCTGTCGGCAGTGGTGGTTCAGTCAGGCACGGAAGCATGTCAGCACCGCAGGCAATCAGCTTTCCTTCTGCCTGGCCGTTTAGCAAATCGGCCCACTCTGTTTCAGTAATATCATTCGCATCATCGGGTATCACTTTATTGATAGCGGTATCGTAAAACGCATTATTTGAAGGTGAGTATTTTTTCATTTAGTGCCCCACTGCCAGCCACCAAATGCCTTGCGGAGTAGTGGCATCCGGACCGGTATTTGAAAGAAGAAACGATGACTTATCCTTAAACTGTGCCCCTACGCAGTACTCGCCTTTAAGCGGAATTGACGTTCCCTTATTAGCAACAACCGTAAATCCACCTGTTGGAAACGCGACAGGCAGCGTAACTGTCGTGGTTGCCTGCTGCGCAAAGCTACCAAAACCCCACTGTAAGATCAGCCCGTGCGGAAATTTGCAGTATCCGTTTCCGCTTCGCACGATTGAAAAGAAACTCATATCTGGCAGCTGCCCGGCACCGTTCCCGACAGTCTTTTTTGCCGCGTCGCCTAAACCGAGGTTTATAAGAAACAAACGCCTGGCCCTGCGCCGGGCCGCGCTGGCACACTTGCGGCCATTTGCGGAGAATCCAGCGTGCTGATTGGCTATATCAGGGTATCAACAAATGACCAGAACACGGATTTACAGCGGGTTGCGCTGCAGAGCGCAGAATGTGAGCTGATTTTTGAAGACAGGATAAGCGGCAAAACCAGCGAAAGGCCGGGGCTGAAAAAGGCGCTGCGCTGCCTGCAGCCTGGCGACACGCTGATTGTGTGGAAGCTCGACCGGCTCGGCAGGAGTATGCGCCACCTGGTCATGCTGACCGAGGAACTGCGCGAGCGTGGCGTTAACTTCCGCAGCCTGACCGACAGCATTGATACCAGCACGCCGATGGGCCGGTTTTTCTTTCACGTCATGGGGGCACTGGCTGAAATGGAGCGCGAGCTGATAATAGAACGCACCCGCGCCGGGCTGGCTGCTGCGCGGGATAAAGGGCGCATCGGCGGCAGGCGGCGCGTGATGACGCCGGATGTTATCGGCCGCGCTGAAAGAATGCTGGCGAACGGCGCAACGCTGCAGCAGATTGCGCTTGTGCTGGAAGTGTCAGTAAAAACCCTCTACCGGTACATACCGGCCGACAGGCAGCGCCAGATTATTAATTCTGTCTGCTGACTGACCAGCAAACCCTCATCAGATGCACTGCCAAACCCGACCTGACACCCTGAGCACACCCTCAAAACGGAGTGCATCAGATGTCTGATTATCATCATGGTGTCCGCGTCGTCGAAGTTAACGACGGCACGCGCACCATAACAACCGTATCAACCGCAATCGTCGGCATGGTCTGCACCGCGCAGGACGCTGACGCGGCAACCTTTCCGCTCAATACGCCGGTACTTATCACCAACGTGCAGGCAGCTGTCGGCAAAGCAGGTAAAAAAGGCACGCTTGCGGCTGCGCTGCAGGCCATTGCTGACCAGTCCAAACCTGTGACCGTCGTCGTGCGCGTGGCTGAAGGTGCCGACGAAGCCGAAACCACGTCCAATATCATCGGCGGCACGGATGAAAACGGCCAGTATACCGGCATGAAAGCGCTGCTCGCCGCGCAGACACAGCTCGATGTGAAGCCGCGTATTCTCGGCGTGCCGGGGCTGGACTCGCTGGCAGTGGCAACCGCGCTTGCCAGCATTGCACAGCAGCTGCGCGCCTTCGCCTACGTTTCAGCGTGGGAATGCAAAACCATTTCCGACGCCCGCCTGTATCGCCAGAACTTCAGCCAGCGTGAATTGATGGTTATCTGGCCTGATTTCGTTGCATGGAACACCGCAACCAGTAAATCCGATACCGCCTATGCCACTGCCCGTGCGCTGGGCCTGCGTGCCAAAATCGACAATGACACAGGCTGGCATAAAACCCTGTCTAACGTCGGCGTAAACGGCGTGACCGGCATTTCTGCGTCGGTGTTCTGGGACCTGCAGCAGACCGGCACCGACGCCGACCTGCTCAACGAGGCCGACGTCACCACGCTGATCCGTAAAGACGGTTTCCGCTTCTGGGGCAACCGCACCTGCAGCGATGACCCGCTGTTCCAGTTTGAGAACTACACCCGCACCGCCCAAGTGCTGGCTGACACGATGGCCGAGGCGCATATGTGGGCGGTTGATAAACCGCTAACGCCAGTTCTCGTTAAGGAAATTATCGCGGGCATCAATGCGAAGTTCCGCGAGCTGGTTAACGCCGGTTATCTGCTGGGTGCATCTGCCTGGTATGACGAAAGCGCCAACGATAAAGACACCCTGAAGGCGGGCAAGCTCTTTATCGATTACGACTATACGCCGGTTCCGCCGCTGGAAGATTTAACCCTTCGCCAGCGCATTACCGACACCTATCTGGCGAACTTCGCCGCATCCGTAAACAGCTGAGGAGCCGGATAAATGGCACTGCCACGCAAACTGAAGGGTCTGAACCTTTTTAATAACGCCAACAGCTATCAGGGTGTCGTCACCGCCGTGACCCTGCCGAAGCTGACGCGCAAGCTCGACCCGTTCCGCGCGGGCGGTATGAGCGGCGCGGCCTTTATCGATAACGGTCTGGAAGATGACGCGCTCGATGTTGAATGGAGCATCGGCGGCATCGATGAGCTGGTACTCACGCAATGGGGCGCGTCTGACATTCCCCTGCGCTTTACCGGCTCTTACCAGCGCGACGATACCGGCGAGGAAATCGCGGTAGAGATTGAGGTACGCGGTAAGCATCAGTCGTTTGATTTCGGCGAAGCCAAACAGGGTGAAGATACCGAAACCAAAATCACCTCGAAAAACACCTATTACAAGCTGACCTTTAACGGCAAAGAGCTGATCGAAATCGACACCATCAACATGGTGGAGAAGGTCAACGGTGTTGACCGTCTTGAACAGCGCCGTAAAAACCTCGGCCTGGTATAAATCCTGACGCCAGCGCAAGTCGCTGGCTTTAACTGACTACAGTGAACAGAGAATGATCATGGAAAAGAAAGATAACGTTGTTGAGTTTGAAACCCCGCTGATGCGCGGCGAAACCGAAATCAAAAGCGTGGAGCTGATTAAGCCGAATGCCGGAAGCCTGCGCGGCGTTCGCCTGGCTGATCTGTGCCAGTCGGATGTTGATTCCCTGCTGACCGTGCTGCCCCGCATTACTCTGCCAGCACTGACAAAGGCCGAATGTAACGCCCTTGATCCGGTTGACCTGATTGCGCTGGGCGGCAAGGTGATTGGTTTTTTGCAGTCGAAGTCGGACGAATAGACTGGCCGCACGGCCTGACGGTCAACGACCTGATGGCCGACATTGCCACTATATTTCACTGGCAACCTTCCGAGATGTACGACATGCCGCTGGCCGAGCTGATGGGCTGGCGGCA